GGTCATCAATGCGCTTGTTGTTTGCAAGGCTAGGATCGATTTGAGCAAGCGCCTTGTCGAAGATGAAATTGTTCACCACCCCAACAGCGCCCACACTGGAAGGGTCAAGCGAATTTTCCAGATCCTTAGCAATATCGAATGCCTTCTTGTTGCTCAGAATGTCCTTTTGCGCGGTCGTCTGCAAACCCGGTGTGATGCCCTGCGGCATTCCTCCACCTTTGGTTTCAGAGAAAAGCAGATTTCCGTTTACATCAAATATGGAGCGCGATTCTTTCGGGCCTCCACCAAGTATAGGAGCATTAGCCCTTAGTTCGGCACGTCGCTGGGCTGCTTCGCCTTGCGTCATCGCTGGTTTGCCCTGCGCTACAAGGATTCTATTTTCATCGGCTAACTGATTGTCTATGGCATCTTGAAGCGATGTTTCCTTCTGCGGCATGGACGCCTTGAGTTCAGCCGTATAAGCCCGCATCTCCAATTCGTCCTGTTTGAGCTTTGCCGCCGCAGATAGTCGCACGTTTGCTTCCACGACTCGCATAGCTGCCGGTTCCACGGCTCCAATCTTTGCAATCGTTCCGTAAATCTTGCTGACATCGGCAGGTGAATCCCAATCGGTCTGGCTGATTTGATTCCAAATCTCTGCGCTCCCGGCTTTCGCCTTGAGCATCGTTGACAGTTGCTCTTGATGGATCTGCCGATCCAGCGCTTCATTTGCCAACCGCGCCTGCATCTCCTGCTGCCTCAGCGGTAGCAATGCCTTGTCGCGTTCTTCCTGCCCCCGAAGTTCTCTTGCTCTCAGATAAGCTGAAACCACACTAGATCCGACCTGTGCACCCTTGAGCATGCTTGTCGCAAGATCGGCTGGTTGGCCGAGCCAGGGTATGTCGGAGATGGAAGAACTAATTGCCATGTTTATGCCATCATTTCGTTTGATGAATATCCGGTGCGAGCATCCCATCCTCCAAAGTTCGTTCCTTGATAGGAATTAGGCACGTAATTCGAAGTCGTTCGAGTGGTGCTAGTCAAATCCGACTCTGTTAATCCATTTCCATAATTTGCATTGTACTTGCCTGTGTAACCTGCGCCGCCTCCATAGATGCTGAGCACCTCGCCTATCAGTGCCATCTGAGAATCGAAGCGACCACGCTTGCCGGGATCAGGGGCGGCTTCCACTTTGGCAGCCAACCAATCGCGATTGAATACGTCTTCGTTATTTAAGAACATCTTGCTCACATCGTATAAGCCTGGAAGACGAGAACTAGCCGCTTGCAACCAGCGCTCAGATGCTGAAAGACCTTCTCGAATGATGCCCAATGATGTTAACCCCAAATCTTCCGCTTCTGCTGCGCCAGCCATGCCCGATCCGCCGTAGCCTCCGGCAAATGATTTTGCGCCACGCGAACGCTGAACCACTCGTTGAACATCTTCGGGCACTTCCCCCCTGAGCATCGACGACAGTTGCCTTCCTCCCGTTTGCATGATCTCGTCGTAATTTGGGATCGCTGCCTTCAGCATGTCCTGCAACTGCTGGAAGTTAAACTTGTTGATGCTCGCACCCAGCTCTTCAATTTTCGGAATTGCTGCGAGATTTGTGGCAATGGTCTTCTCTTGAACGTCCGCTAAATCGGGAACCACCGGCTTAACGCCGTATAGATCCTTCATCTGTTGCTTACTTGGGAAAATGCCGCCAATAGGGTCGAGCGCCATAAAATCAGGTAAAATTCTCGATGTATCCCGCGCCCCACAACGCCGGGTCTTGCATGCGCGGCGTGGCTACGGGGCCGTCGCCTTCAAAATTTGCAAGTTCAGATTCAAGAAGCGGTATCGCGCCATTTCTCCGCTCCGGCCTGCCGTGTTCGTTGACGAGTTGGCCTTCCCAAAGAATGTTTGCATCGTCCCATTGGTTATTCTTTTCGGCTTGAATCGCCATACACGCCAATTCAAGCGCTGGAAGATTTCCGATAATGAGATAGTCGGTGTCGCGTCTAACTGGAATAAATGCCATCTTCACAAGCATATCAATCTGATGCTGATCGCAATCATCAACGCAGTTGTTATTAGTGCCAGACATGCTGAGTCCGGGTATGAGATACCTGCGGTATTGGGGCAGCATTTCATCCGGCTCATATATCGCCAACGCCTTCACGTTCGCCATGCTTGGAATGTCGTACGCGTAAGTTCTCACATTGCAATTTGTGATCGGCTTTTGAACAGCGACCAACTTCGTGAAATAGTTCACGGAGATTTGCGCGGTCGTGCTGAGCGGCACCCGCTCTCCGTCAATGAACGAACCATCTGGAAGTTGCGTAAGAATCCAATTGTTATTCGCGTCGTATCCGAGATAAGTGATATAGCTCCCGACGGCCTCATCACAGTCGCAGAAAGTTTTTAACTTAATGGTTTTACTGTTTCCTATGTCATCGAATGTGCAGGACAAGCCGCGATCTATCGCAGTGTTTCCGGGGCAATCACCTTCACGCAATATGCCGTAGCTTGTGCCCTGAAATTCAAAGAAGGAGTTGCGTATTATTCCAGGAACTGAGCAAAGGGCAAACCCCTCCAAGGTTTCCATGTGGCGGCTAAGCGTAATGCACCCGCTAGAGACACATGTGCGATAGCGTTGGTAGGTTCCCTTCCACTTCCCCCGTGGCAGCAATCGAGCCACGGCAAGATTCAACAACTTGGGTATCCTTGGGCTGGTTTCGCAAACCCCTATGGCTTCTGCGATAGTCGGACGAGCCGCGCCAAGAGTTAGCATCTTTGTCCTTCCTCTTTAGGATACGGCGTATTATTATCACGTGCATGAAACACCGAAATATAAAATGCTGTGTTTGTAGCAAACTCATCAAGATCAGTCGCAATAATCCGGCACGCTGTAGAAAGTGTTGCGATAAGCTCTATCGCGGAACGGCGCACCACAATTTCAAGAACGCCAGAACGCCGACAAAGGCTGGCTACATTACGGTGCTTGCCCCGCCGAATCATCCATTTGCTCAAGTCGGAGGGAAAATATACGAACATCGGCTTGTCATGGAAAAGCATCTTGGTCGTTTCCTGACACCGACGGAATGCATTCACCATCTCGACGGCAATCGAAGCAATAACGCGATTAGCAATCTGGTTCTTTGCAAGTCGAACAGCGAACACATGAAGTCCATGCACAAGGACGTGTCCGCTAAACTTGTTCAACTCGGCACGAAAGCCAGATGGTCGAACCACGTTAAACCCAAATGCAGCGAATGCGGAAAGCCAGCTATTGCGAAAGGATTTTGCAAGCGCCATTACCGCATCAATAACAAAAGGAAGTCTCATCAAACTGTATAGTAAACGCGCGCCGTTCTCTTTACGACATATACCGCAACGTAAGGCGGCATGTTCTCATGTGGCTTTGAATCGACCGGAGGCGTAACGGACGTGTCACCGCCTGCATTCGCCAGTGTCGTATTGATTGGCACCTCCTGCGTGGCAATCCCGGCCAATCCATCATTGTTCGGATATACGTTCCCTGTCCCGGCTCCACCTGCCGGATCGCTCCCCCAGATTTTATTGGCAGGTTTTCCAGCCTGTTCCTCAGCTTGCGGCGTATGCGTATGCGGGAACATTTCTTCCAGCGTGAGCTTCACTTGATCCAATCCGCCCGTATCGCCTACGGCCAGAACTGTCGTTGAAACTGGTAGCGTTCCCACTCCGACAATCGTTCGTGCGGCAAAGTCCGTGTCCTGTTCCCAGAAACTGCCGGTGACTTGCGTTGGAGGCGTCACAGTTGGATCGATACCATCTCCGCCGTCGAAGGCGTAAAGGTTGGCCAGTGTGCCAACCCAAATCTGCCGCATATCGGACGATGCCGGGACGGGGTGCTTCTTCGTCCACCGACCATACCCGAACGTCCATGTTCCGAGATCACCGCCGGAAACATCTGTGCGTATCCACGGCTTCCCCTGGTCGTCCACGCCGGGGATGTCGGGGCCGTAATTGAAACCGATGCCGAGACTGCCGGGGATTGTGCCGAATGCGCCGGTGAAAATGTCGATGACCAGTTGTGCCCAAGTCGAGAAACAATAGCCGGGAGGCAGGCTTCCTGGCGTCAATGGAATTGTCGTAGGCATTGGCATTACTCAGCGGAGTAGTTGAATATCGGAACGTCGCAACCACTCACAGAGTGACATGGCCCTTCGCCGCGACATTCGCCAAGCGGACTCTCATCGACCCAATGCGCGTGAAGGACAAGCTTCTTTATCCGGCAGTAGCCTTCAATCGTTTGTCTCACCTGAAACTCGAATCCCAAATCGAACGGCTTGTCCACGTCTGCCTCGCAGGAATCGGGAGGCCTTGGAAAGCGCATGTCTGGTCTGTACTG